TTTCTTTGAATGTTTTCAAATTTTGCTGTTCCGCTTAATGGAATGGCTTGCGATACTTTTTGTGTTGTCGCCGATAATTGAGATGGCTTTACCTGATCAAATCTTAATGGGATATTAAAATCTAAGGCTCTTTTTGCTAATGGCTTTAAGGATTCATCAATTTGTGGAAATGCTCTTGATGCAACACGACCTGCTGTTTGAGTTGTTTCTCTTACAACATCACCTGTCAATCCTTTAGCAATCGTTTTGGCTGGTCCTAGGCCAGATAAAAGGGCAATATTTGCAGCCGCTTCTACGTTTTCAGCTGCCCTAGGAAATTGTTCTTTTGCCATACCGTAGCTTTTAGACAAAGAGGAAACAGTCGGCTCTATAAACTGACCAACCGCACCAGCACCTTGGCTTAATTTTTGCTGTGCGCTTTGTGGTAATAAGTTAAAACCAAAGCCTGCAACGTCACCAATGCCACGACCAACAACATCGCCAATGTTTCCAGCCGCTTCACCTAAGTTTTGTAAAACATATTCGGGGGCTGTAATATCGCCTTGGTTAAACTGCCTTTGCACCCTTTCAAATTCAGCTTGACGCTGTGGAGAAGCTTGAATAGCTTGATCTAAATATGTTTGTTCTTGACTTGATTTTCTTCGCAAAAGTTCTTTTTGAATTTGATCTTTTGAAAAACCGCCAGATTTTCTTTTTTCCAACTCTTGCTTAATTTGCTCTTTTGTAAAATCCATTATTCACCTAACATTCTCATAAGTTCTTCATCCGAATAATCGGTGATTGATTTCTTACTTGATCCACTACCAATAAGCTCTGTAAGGTTTTTTAATTGATTCCTGTTTGCTTCATAAATACCAGCAGGGTTTCCAAAACTATCTAAAATAGATTTTCTTTCAGCTTCAGAATCTAATGACTTTGCGCCCAATCCAGCAGCAGAAGCATAAAACGGCAAAAATGTTGATTGAAGGTTTTTGAATTCTTCTCTTAACGCCTGAACCTTAGGGTCTGCAACTTTTGAAGCCTCTTGGCCTTTTTCTGTGCCTTTTATGTAAGCCCCCACTCTTTGAGTCATGGGCTGTTTTTCACTTACAACCGCTCCCAATTGTAAAAGTTCTTCATTAATCTGATTCAGTCTGTTAAGAACCTGTTGAGCGGACATCTTTTGTGTATCCGTATTGTTTTGTTCTGCCTGTTGTTTAATTTGTTCTTGAATTTGAAACTTTTTAACATCCTCAGCACCAAAAGGTGATAAACCAGACGTATCAATGTTTTGCATACCCATAAAATCAACCGTTGGTGCGCTAGCTTGGCTAGGTAAAGGCATAGGTGCTTTCATAGACGGTTGAGCAGGCGTTACACCCATAGGCAAATTGTTTAAAAATTCATCTTCAGATAATTGGGGGATTTGTGAATTACCTACCTCAGGAACAATTCCTTGCGTTCTGTTAATCATAGGGGCATTCATGGCTGAAGGGGGCATAGAACCAACCTGCGCAGGTGACATTCCCAATAAATCACGATAAGAGCGGTTTGTAATAACATTGCCACGGGGGTCAACTGTTTGCTTTGCCATTTGCGCAATATCGCTACCTATAACTAATTGCTGTTCTTGTGGTGATAGATTATCAAAACCAACTTGCTGAGCCTTACCTAAAATAGTAGGCAAATCCATCTCTGTTGCGCCAACCTGTTTTTGCAATAATTGCTGTTGCAAGTCCTGCATTTTTTTACTGCGTGATAATTGCTGTTTTTGTAAATCATAATCGGCTTTGCTGGTTAAGCTACCAAATATTCTCGGGTCAAGTTGAAACATTAAACCAGCCCTCCAATTAATCTACCCAATGAGCCAGTCAAAATGCCATCTTCATCTTGACCAAACAAATTACTCAAAGCTTGATTTCTGTTATTAATCATAGCGGCCTGTGCTGCAGCGTTTGCATTTGCACCTTGTCCAATCATTGAACCTATGCCACTTGAAGCCTGTAAACCCTGACCAGCGATTGATTGCTGACGGTTAAAGTAATCGTTATATGTCTGATTTGCCAAGCCCTGACCATACTGCTGAGCCGCTTTTAATGCTGCTCCTGACTGGCCTAAACCACGAGCTGCTAAAGAGCGTTCTAATGCCTGATTTCCCTGCTGTAATTGGAATTGATAGCCTGGGTCATTCATCAATGCTTCAGTATTAGGCGCTTGTAGGTTTTGGACTGCAGTTCTGCCAGCTTGCGCATATGGGTTTAATTGTTGTTGCGCTTGCATTTGCGCTTGTTGATACATTTTCTGGATATCTTCTAAATCACTTTGACCTTGTGAATATCCGAAAATATCGCTACCTGCGCTTAATAAAGAACCTAATTTCATAGGCTGACCTCCTGCTGTTGTATTTGTTAAATTAGTTGTTTGACTTAGTGTTGGTTTTGCCGTTGGGATAGGAACGCCTTCACTACTAAATTGAGTAGCAGGAAACAAAGCATCCCCTAAATCTTGAGCATATGGAACTGCACCGCCAATAGCCGCACCCAATAATGCGCTTTGGACACCACCACCCGATAACGCCCCAGCCGTTCCACCTGCTAAAGCACCGCCTAGGGCTTTTCCTGCTGTTCCTGTGACGCCCGCTTGACCAGCCAAATATTCACCACCACCCCCAGCAAGACCGCCAGTAGCCCCTCCAATAGCAGCTCCTTTAAGTCCGCCGCCTGACAATGCGCCAGCACCAGCACCAATAAGTGCGTTACCAACAGTGCCTTGTAGCGCTGTGGAAGCACCAGCGCCTAAAAGAGAGCTTCCAATTGCTGTTCCCAATCCAGGGGCAAGCAAACCTAACGCTAACGGTGCAAATGGTGCAAGTTTTTTAAAGAATGACATTGTTCAACCTCACTACTTCTGTTCCGAGTTCCTTAAATCCAAATTTCTTAAATAAGTTCGTGTGCAATAAATTGTTTTTATCACCAATACCAGAGGCGCATGATGCGTGAATAGATGCACAATCGTTTTTATCCGATTCCTCTACTAGCTTTTCAACTAACATTCTGCCAACTTTAGTTCCTCTATAATCAGGGTGAACATAAAGAGTATCAACATTTGCAACGCCTTTTTTAAAGAAGCTATAAGCAATAAACATAGAGAAAAACCCAACAATTTTACCCTGATCTCTTACAACGTAAAAAACATCACTTAACCATCCAGTAACGGTTAATCGTGTTCTAATAGGGTCATATTCAAGTGTTGAATAAACAGTTTCATTAAAATATTCAGGGAATAAAAGGTTTTGAACCTCTGTAACATCTCTATGTGTTGCTTTTTCAATAATCATTGCGCCTCACATATTCCTAAAACCGTTACAGTTCCAGTCACGGCAGTCCATGCAGGAACGTAAATTCTATTATCAGAAGCCCTAACTATCCCAATAGCACCGCCTGTTGTTCCAGCTACAATAGTGCAAAATCCATTTGAAGTTGGAGCTAAGGGCAAATTATCAATATAAGTTGTCCCAGCTACGGCAGACGTACTAGTCACTGGGGTAACATCAACACGGAAATAAACTAAATAACGTGATACACGATAAAAGCGACCTGTAATTGTAGCGTTACCGCCAACTTGAGTTAAGCTTACAAAGTTAGGAGTCCATGCTTGCCCTGCATCACCCAAAAATGTTTGATTGAAGAAAGTCACCCACGGCAAAGTAGGCAATCCGCTTGAATCTACAATTTGTTGCGTAATTGGTGCAGGGTTTGTCGTCATAACAAATAACTCCCTGTCAATGCTTTTTTAACTTGTGCTGAGATGCGAATTTTGAATGTCATTTGCTCTGCTATACCCAAACGTCTGAACTGCACTTTTGTCAAATATTTACCGACTTTTCCTATTGAGTCGTTAAACCAGTTTGACCACGTTCTCGCGCCGTCTTTGGATAGCTGCAATGAAATAAGAGGATTTGTTACGCCTGTTTGTAAACCTACGCCAGTTTCCAAGCTTATTTCTAATTTATTATAACGTATTCTTTCATTCATGTCACTAAGATGTGTATAAATTCTCTCGGAAACAATATCTTCACCATCATCACCATAATAATTAAGTGACATGTCGTAAATTTTACCATCTCTACGGCTTCCAACTAACTGCTTACCAAAGGCAAATGTGCAACATCTTGCTAAATGCTGGGATAAATTTCCTGCGTTATTATATGATCTTTCGTGCCATTGTTGGGTCAAAATGTCATAGCAAAGTGTTGTTTCCAACCCACCGCCAGTTAAGCAATAAAACGTGTGACCGTCTTCTTGATAGACAAACGCTGTAATGTTCTCTAGCTGGTTTGCTTCTGATATTAAAATATTAATAGGCTCACTTGAAATAGCCCTAGGAACGAACCCCTGCGCTGAATAAACGACACCCTGACCATGCTTGTCACGGCCTAGCCAAACAATGCTATTAGCAACGTCTAAAACAGAATGAGGGGCTAATACACCAACCTCCATAATCGCACCAGAGATACGTGAAAAGGGAAAATCACTTGCCCCTGTGTTTGTCCAAATCTCTGTTGTTTTAGTACCGAATAACCAAAGCTGACCCAAAGCATTCTTAACGCATAATAGATTATCAGGATTGCTTTCTGCTGTGGCAAAATCTAAGGCATCCCATGATAAGCCGTCAGTCAAAGATGAGATATAAAACCGACCTGTATTTAATTCATTTGCTACGAAATACCCATCAATAACAGTTATAAATCCAACATTTGAGGGTAAATCCGTATCAATAACACGTTGGAAAGCGTTTGTAGCATAGTTAAACATATAAACAAACTGACCGTCGCACATGCCTAATTGTAGGCCGTTTTCATCCATTGACACGTTACCAGAGGATGAAAGCAAAGAACCTCTATTAGTTGTTGTGCCGTTTGAAAACACCTCATATAAAGTGGAGCCAGCTATAAAAAAGCTACGACCATTTGACGCTGTAAAACATTGACGGTTTTCTTGAGAGCCTGTTTCTGCAAATAACTCTAATCCAGGCGTTCCATATAATGCGCTCACTTCTTTGCCCTGCTCATCAATAACAGGGAAAAAGTTAATTGTTCTCTGCGCATCAAAAGGCAAAGACCGTTGCTGAAATGTAGCGCCAACTAAGCCTATTTTCATCGACCCCATCCTGTGTAAATAGTGTTTAATCCATTTGATACTGGGTAAGCGTCTAATGGTCTATTTCTTGCCACTGCTGTCTTAATGGCGTTCTTAGATTGAAGCGCTAATTGATATAACTCTTGCGTTACAGGCTGACCATAATCAGGCGATTGTTCAACTGCTAAGTTATAAATCAAAGCCCTTTCCCAACCATCGGGAAGGCTTAAAACATCATCTAAAGAATCCAGTTTAGCTGTTGGCTTTTCTGATCGAATAAATGCCGTAATTCCACCGAAAGGAATAGGATAGAATGTCAATGTTGTGAGAGGAAAGTTGTTGCTTGTCGTGACCCATTCAGGGATACTTAAAATGTCCTTATCATCGATTTGATCATAATCTTTCTCATCAATCACATTAACAGTGTAATCTGTTGTTCCCTGCCTAACATAGCACGATACAATCTTTGTCGGCCTTACAGTGTCAAAATCACCGCCAGCACCCATCGTGTAAGCCGCTTGACCGCCAGATAGTGCAAAGCTTTCTAAGGGGCGTGTATAGATAATAAGATTTTCGTTTGTCCATGACCCCAGCATAGAGTTTAAAGCAAACAAACCGTCTGTTGCTTCATCGCCTGACATATCATCATTTTTTGTCAATACACCAAGTTTCTGAAGTGATTTTTTAACAATATCTCTTGCTGTTGTCATTTATTTTGCTTTCTTTTTAGCTTTTACAATAACCTTTTTTTTATCTTCAACAACATTCCAGCCCTCAGAAATCAATGCATCTTTAAATCTTTCTTGAGCAAACTTTTTTACGCCGTTTTTTTCGTATTCAATGTCTTTTTGCATTTTAACTTACTCCTTAACACATAAAATTACAGTAAAAGAACGTGTAGTTCCTAATGTAGTGGCTGGTCTTTCAATTGTAAAAGCAATTTCAGCCATGTTTAAATCCTTTCAAAAAAATAGAAAGGGGGATTGCTCCCCCAATCATTAAGCAGTTACACGGCAAGCCCACTCTGGACGTACTGGTGACAAACCACCAAGGAAGTCAAGACGTGTGATCATGCGGCGCTGTAGAACGTCAAAGTCACGAATAACAGCAACAGTGATACCGTCAACAGTTTCTTGAGCGGCTAATTCTGCTTTTTGTGGCAAGATCAACGGCACTGAAACCATTTTGAAGGCATTCTTGTGATACTGAAGGTTTTGTGCATAGTCTGTAGAAGCAGCACCTACAAATGTAAGAGCGGCATCATTAGCAGGCAATGCAGTCACGTTCTGCAAACCACCAGAAGCAGCATACAATGAAGGTGAAATGCTGATTGAAGTAGTTGTAGCGGCTGTAACAACGAATTGCTGAAGAACACCCAAAGATACTTTAGTGATTGGGTGAACTTTGTTTACACCAGCGATTGTGAAAACAGAACCAACAGCAGCAGCAGCAGAAAAGCCGTCAACTGTGATAGCACTTGCGCCTTCAGCAACAGCGGCATCATCAATTGCACCGCCTGTTACGTCAGAGCCGTTTGTGTGAACATTGATGAGTTCGTTTTCGTACCAGTTAAAGCCATCAGCTTTACCAACCATGCCTTCAAGATATTGTTTGCCAATTTCCTCAGAAGATTGGAACAAACCTTTACGAGCATCAACAGCCAAAGCACCACTTGCTGAGTTAAGCAAGAAAGAGCGATCACCACGAGGGGCTAAAGATTGGTTTAGCTTTGTACGACCTGCCAAAACATCCGCTACTGTGAATGCGTTTGAGCCAGCAGTACCAACACTGTTATATGTTGCGTCTGTTGCTTTTTCCAAGAAACGGCGCTCAACGTTTTGAGCAATCGCTTCGGCAGCAGGCATAACAAAGCGTTTGATAACATTCTTCAAATCTACTTCAGTAGCAAATTCAAAAGAATCAATCTCCATACCAACAGTGGAAATAACGTCCAATGTCAATGGGGCTTTTTCTTCTACTGAATCTTGAATTGAAGAAGTGATATCAAATGTAGTTTGTGGCACATAGCGAGCAGGCTTTGATGTGTAAATGGTATCGCCAGCTTTATAGCCGTTTTTACCATCGTAATCAGAAGCATCTGCCATGTCGATAGTGTTACAGAAGACAAGATTGTCTTTCAGTGTTTGAGCCGCAGCCTTGGCAATAATACCAGGTGCGTCTTTAATGTTGTTAAATGTATTAGCCATTTAATTAGTTCCTTTATGATTTAGCCCAGTCAAGAATTTCTCTTGATGATTTTTGACTAAGCGGTTTAACTGTTTTAGCTGTTCCTCTTGCGCCCTTAATTGGTTCAGGGGCATTGCTAACAACCGTTTTTTGTGGCTTTGACACCATTGTCATTCCACGTTCATGCGCTGACATAATCTCGGCTGCTGCAACATAAGGGTTAGCAAACTGCATAGAAGCTAGTTTTCCTTCCTTGGCAAGAACATAAGCGGCTACTGGCGCATTTTCTAATGAGTAGAAAATATCTGCAATAGGTTCAGGCAGATTGTCTAATGTAGTTAAGTATGGCTGAATTGTCGGGGTAAAATCAGGAATTGACTTTGCCAAAACATTCGCCTGTTCAGCTACATAAGTATCTCTTTCTTGAACTAGCTTTTGTTGTTCTTGTGTTAGTTGCGCTTTCTCGCTTTGTGAGTTAGCCTGCTTTAGTCTTTGTTCAACCATGGCATCTATTCTAGCTTGCAATAGTTCATCCATCGTTTCAAAGTCATCAGGATTGATAACCTTTTGTTCTGACGGTGCGTCTAATGCAGTTATTTTCGCCTCTAGTTCTTTTATCCTTGAACGCTCCTCTTGCAATTGCGCACGAGTTTTGTTCAATTGTTTTGTTTTGCGATGGAGTGCATTCGCGAATTTATCAGGCCATTCGGTTTTATCACCAAGATCACCTTCTGCTTCAGGCGAACCATCCGCATCCACTTCTACTTGTTCAACCTCATTACTGGCTTGATCGTTAGCTTCAGCCTCAACGGCTTCAATTTCTACATCAGCACTCTCAATGGCTTGGTTTAGTTCTGTCATAGTACTCCTCTTTCGGTTACGTCTGTGGATAAGCCCACGACTTCTTTTATTTCAAGCGAGCTAGCATCAGCAAAAGCTCTTCCTCGAAAAATTCTTTCTTTTTAGAAACGTAATACGCCGTTGGCACTGCTATCGTTTCTTCTTTCTCAATTTTCTCAATGAGAGATTTACCCCAGCTATTTAGCCAAGAGCTTCCCCATGAATTTGCCCATGTTCTAAAATTAAACACCGCTTGGCCCCCATTCATTGCCATCCGCACCCGTACCAGCAACTAAAACATTATTAACGTACTTTATATTTGCATCAACAACACCCGCTTGTGTAAAATTAAGGCTGTCTGTTTTTATTTTAACAGTCTCTATATCTGCTTGAATAGCTGCCTGCGCCGTATCCAATTCCGCTTTTGTCGGCGCGTCATAATCAACAAGGGCTGTATCCACCTCTGCATTGATTGAGTTAAAATATCCTGTTGTAAATGCGCTGTCATTCAAAGCGTTTGTGGCTATAACGCTGGATGTTATGACATTGTTATCAATAGCCTGAACCGTTACTTTATCAGTCGCTGGGTCAAAGTCATTCAAAGCCGCAATCTGCGCTGGGATGGTTGTTCCTGTATCAATTAAAATCGCATCTACATTCGCGTCAATCGTATTAATGCTGGACTGTGTAGCAAGCCCTGAAACATCGGCTTTAAACGCATCTTGACGGCTTGCGCTTGTAAAATACGTGTAAATCGTAGCCGCATCATCTCCACCTCCACCACCACCCCCTCCTGTTTCAACAACATAAACAGGATCGTAATCAATTTGTAACGAGTTTGAAGTACTAGCAATAATGGTTGCGCCATCATCTCTATACAAACGCCCGCCAGTTAATGTTAATGGCGAGACTTTTGTGTTGTCCAGCTTCATGTCAACGATAGCCGTGTTGACTTTGATTGAATTGATGTTTTCCCACGTGAGACCCCCAAACGCCTCATTAATCCCCGTTGCTGTGGTAATAAAGTAATAGTGCCAAGCCGCCAATCTTTGAACCGCTGTGGTGTTGTTAGCGTCGTTGATATCAATCTGTATATTGCTGCTGTCCCAAGTGAACTCTGCTATTCCCGACCCGTCTACTGCGTAAAGATTATAAATGTTTTGGTTGGCCTGCGCTGTCGGGCTAGAGCTAATCGCGGTATCTGTAGGGAAAGTAAACGTGCCTTCTATGGACTCTCTTGCGGATGCCCCGCTTTGGTAGGTAATGCGATATCGCCCAGTATCGCCTGCGTCATAGTCCGTCCCTTTAATATATGTAACATCTATACCGTTGCCGCCGCTTGTTGTTGTGTTGGTCAACTCAACATCTTGAGTTACGTTGTAAATTTGAAAGCGCGAATTATCAATGATATTAGGTAATTGGAAAGTGAATGTTGTGGCGGGCAGAACGATAACGGTACTTGCCCCCGCACCATTTCTATAGGTCGGTACTTCTCCACCTAAAGGTATTTCAATAGTAACCAATCCACCTGAATTGTTGTAAATTGCCGCATCGGTTGAGGCATCGGCACCATAGCCTGTATAGGCATTACCAGACATTGCAAACGTGCCTGTGGCGGTTATCTCTATGGCGTGACCTGTGCCCGCGCTTGTGAAGGAGCAATTTGTTATGTTTGATGGGTTATTTGTTGACAGGGGAGATTTTAGAGATGAGATGTTGCACCCATCTAAAGACCCACCGTTCAAAGTAATATGGCACTCTTTGAAGGTTGCGCCGTTTATTGTAATACCTGCCACGTTATGAGTTACATTCCAGCCAATAACTGAAAGACCCGAAAAGCTATAGCTTGCAGAAGCAGAGCTAGATGCGTCAATCGTCCAGTCTTGCTCAACGTCTACCGCCATAACCCCTGCTGTCATGTCTACAACGTCATTCGCACTGGCTAGAAGCCTAAACTCAGCCCCTACAACATTATCAGGAATACGCCAGAACCGTCTTGCAAAAGAAGCGTTCTCGCGTAGGGGCATTTCGTAAGAGGTTGCTGTCGATGATACGTATGTTTTTCTTGAGCCGTTGCCGTATTGGACACTAGCCCTTGATAAACCTTGACCGCTTCCTTGAACGGAAGCCAAGCCAGCACCGCCCCATCCTTCCAATGCCTGTTGCAGTTTAGCAGGGCTACATGGGTCATTTATATTCCCGTCAACAAAAACAGTCTTATCATGCAAGAGTGCGTTTTTAATACGCAAAATATGAGTACTGGTTGCTATTGTTCTTTTGTGATACAGATACCCTACTCTTGTAATATCTGACCAGTCTATCGAACCAGAAGCGTCAAGCTGTGGCGTGTTTTCAATATCAATATAACAAGTGTTTGATACTACCGCAATCAATCCAGCACGTAGGCTTAATGTAAACGCCGCCCACTCCCCCAAACTATCTTCAAAGACAACAATACAACCTTTTGCGCCAAATCGTGACGTTGTCACTGAGTTTTTCATAAACTCAATCGAGAATATCTTATTGGTGAAATCAGTCGATGCTACTGCATGAGTAGCCCCCACCCATCGCCCCGTGTTATCTAGGGCAGAACCGCCAATAGATAATCCTGTCATTGACCCCCATGGTCTATTCACATCCTGAAACGCCACTTGCGTAAATGTTCCATCATATATCGTTAAACCGTCGATAGCGGCTGGCGTTAAGGTTGTCGCAACGTCCCATGTAATGGCATCATGCCTCGTAAAAGCCGTTACGCCAGCTGTCGCTGTTGTAATTCCGCCATAATTTTTAAAAACACTATAGTTTTGTGTAATCGTTGGAGATAAAAGCGCATTTGCAGGGTCAGCGTCCTGAATAGCAATGACCAGCGCATTACCCCCCTCACTTGCTGTTTCAAATAAAAAGCGCACGTTAGGAGTAACCCCTGCCGTAATCTGGTTCATATATCCCACGACTTGCGTACATCCCACAAAGTCGGTTTCACGTGAAAGCATCATCAGTGTAGATGGGTTTTCGGGTTTTGTTTTAAAGACACCATCTCGACCACAAGCGTAAAGTACAAGACAGTTATCCTCGGTTGTCGTAACCGTTCCGCTATCAAGATAAGCTGTTGTCGAGTTAGCTGAATCTGTGCGGACAGAAACATTGATAGGCGTGCTTAAATCAGCACCGCGAATAACAGATATGTTTACAATCCATTCATCATTACGTCCTGTAAGGCTTAAATCAGCTTCGCTTGAACTTGTGGCGAATTTATAAAACGCCGTTGTTCTTTGCCCTTGCACTTGCGCCTGTGTGCTTATCTGTGTCCAACCAGAAGCCGCAATAACCGTACTGCCCCCGTCCTGCATGATAATCGCCACAAGCAAATCATCCGCCTGATGACCTGATGGAATAGGCATATCAAAGGCGATTAAAGGCTCCCCCGATAATGACGTTTCTGATGTTACAATGTAGGCCATTATTCAATTCCCTCGGGTCTGCCATTATTATCTCTGATTATTTTCTTAGGCTCTCTGTACGCATTGACTAATTCAGCCAACACCTCAGATTGTGCGTTAATAGCTTTTGTTAGTTCATTAGTTTGGTTTTGTATATTTGTTCCTAAATAGGCAATCGATTGATTTAAAGCTTTTGTTTCCTTTAAAATATCATCTTTATTTTTTTTATCTTGGTCAATAAATTCTTTTAATAATTTACTACAATCTTTAAGCTCAGGGATATTTGGGAACTCGGGGAAATCAGGAAATTGCGTATTAATTAATACAACCTCTTTGCCTTTTTCATATGATTGTAATTCTCCGAGCTTGCCCATTAATGTCTTTACGACACGTTGCACAGCCAAATCAGACATGCTGCT